CGTAACTGCTGACGCAATAGTTAAAAAAATTGCAGCAAAGTACGGGTTAAAAGCTGTTACCCAAAGACACCCTAGAGTTTACCAATCTATAGCTCAAGCTGGACAAAGTGATTGGCAACTTTTAAGAAGCCTTGCTAAGCAAACAGGTTTTGCTTTAAAAACAGAAAAAACTACTATTTATTTTATGTCAAAAGATAAATTAATGTCTTCTAGCAAAGCTTTAGCGCCTTATTTTTACACAGAAGACTCAAACCCATATTCAAGAGTAGCTTTGCAATTTGGAACAATTCACAACTTTAACCCAGTAATTTCTGACGATGCTCCGGATTTATTTGGAGCTACTGTAGACAGAGTTGTTTCCGGTATTCATGGGGTAAACGGAACACCTATTAGCACAACCCATAAATCTAAACCAGGAAGCAAACCTACCCTGGGAGTTGTTGTTCCTAACCAAGCGTACTTGGACGGTGAGATTTGATGGCTACTCATTCCTCTACAACTAATAAAGCAACTTTTTTAAAACACTTACCTTTTGAAAGCGCTACTTCTATGGCGGATGCTAAATACATCGCCTCAGATAGAGCGGAAGCCATGCGGTACAGGTATAGGGCAATTGCTAGACTTACCGGAAATTCTGGCGTAAAACCCGGACAACTTATATATCTAGACGGTCTATACCAAGGCATGTCTGGATACTGGACAGTTTTAAGGGCCGACCATTTATTTGGTAGTGGAAATGCTACTTATCAAATTGAAGTTCTTTTAGGAACAGACACACTTAGCGACGTGTCTGCATCTATAGGAGTGGATACAGAAGTAAGAGATTTTTCTGCTGAGTTAGCAAACCAGTCTTTAGACGCAGGAGCCTCAACCCTTACCGATTACTCCTTTGGAATAAATATTGGAAACATAGAGTCGTCAGCTGTATATGCTCAATCTAGTAAAGTAGCGCTTGCAAGTAACTCCCCAGAAGCAGAAACTACCTATGACCCAGATATATACAAAAATGACGTGCCTGACTTTTCAGCCGTTAAACGAACTACGACTTGGACAACTTTCTCATGACACAAAAAACAGACGTTGACTACATGCTAGATCCGCAAGGGCGCCCTAGATTTTTTGGCGTATACGAAGGAACAGTGGTTGATATAAACGACCCTTTAAAGAAAAACAGAATTAAGCTGTCTGTAACAGTTACTGGGAAAGAAGTCCATAACTGGGCTAGGGCTATGCTTCCAATTACGGCTAACTCAAACCACCCAGATCATCAAGAACACACTGCCGCTCAAATAGCGGCTTTGCTAACAACCACCCCGGTATCTGTGACAGACTCTAGAGGGGATACCGAGACTGTGCCTGCGTTGACAGTGGTAGCCAAAGGAGGGGCAGGTACACTTAAGCATCCGCATAAAACAACGGCTAATACCACCAAAAAGTGGAATGATGCTACAGATATTGCTGCTACTGAAGAGCACACTCTGCACCGCTTGTTGCCAAAAAAAGGGCAAAAAGTATGGGTTATGTTTGTTGCGGGTTTTGCTAACGAACCAGTATGGATAGGAGTACAGGAGCCTAAATGAAAGCTATCTCATATCCTTTTACTTTTGATCCTTTTGGCGTAGTTTTTACAACTGAAGATCAAACAAAAATATACCAAGATAGAATCCTTACCCTACTGTCTACTGCTGTAGGGGAGCGCCCAATGCGCCCTACATACGGCACTAATGTAGCAAAAGCTATGTTTGAAAATCAAACAGACGCTGTAACCGCCGTAGACGCAGCAATTAGGTCTGCAATTGAAACTTGGATTCCTGAGGTAACTATTGAAGCTATTAACATATCAAGTTTTGATCCTAATGGCGCTGTTGGTGTAGAAGTTAACGTCAGCCTTCCCGACTTTACCTCAACTTCAGTAAACATTTTAAGTACAACTTTAAACCCAGACGCGACCACTACGAGGTGATGAATAATGGCTAACGAAGTACCTTATCAAATAGATTATACGTCTAGAGATTACAACTCTTTAGTAACTGACTTAACAAACCTTGTTAACGTTCGGACTAACTATTCTTGGACCGCTGACGACCCAAGTGACCTAGGCACTGCTCTTTTAGAGTCTTTTGCTTACATGGGCGACGTCATGTCCTACTACATTGACAGAGTAGCTAACGAATTGTCTGTAGACACCTCTGCTCGTAGAAAAACTTTAGTAGATACCGGTAGTTTATTTGGATACCGAGTTTCGGGACCTACTCCAGCTACTGTAGAAGTTCGTTTTGAAAATATAAGCGACGCCTCTATTGACATTCCAATAGGAACGCAAGTATTAGCAACACTTCTTTATGGTGATTACACTGAAGTTTATTTTGAAACAACCCAAAGCGCAGTTCAGTTAGCTTCTGGAGATAATATTACGCTCCTTGCTAAAGAGGGAAAAACTGTTAATACAGATCGTCCTGACTTAATTAGCGCAACTACTAACAAGCCTTTGCCAGTAAACTTAGGGACTTCTACAGGAACAGCAGACCAAGAGTTCCAACTTACAGATACCAACGTAGTTGACAATTCAATTGTTGTTTATGTTGGGCAAGGTGAAGCGTTTTCACCTTGGAGCTTCGTAGACTCTCTTTCTGAGTACGGACCTTCCGCATTAAAGTTTACTACAGCTATTGACGAACTTGGAAAAACATCAATTGTTTTTGGTGATGGAGTTAATGGGGCTATCCCACCATACGGTCAAGTTATTAGCGCACTATACAAAGTAAGCGTTGGCTCAGCGGGAAACTTAGCTGAAGACACTATTGAAGAAGTTACTTTTATACCTGGAAATAACGTTCCAGAAGCTGTTTCTTATTTAGCAGTAACAAACGTTGCTGCTAGCTACGGTGGAGCTGATGGAGACGATAATGATCAAATTAGGTCTAAAGTAAAGAAAGCAATCTCTGCTCAACGTAGGGCAATAACGCTTGCAGATTACGAATCTCTTGCTAGCTTAGTGTCGCAAGTAGGAAGAGTTAAAGCTACTTCTTCTGTGTATACCTCAGTAAATCTATACCTTCAAACACAAAACGACGGGTCTATTACTCCAGGAATTAAAAGCGGAAGCACAACAGCTACTTGGAACTCTGTTGCTAGTGCTGTTTCTTCTTACATGGCTTCTAAAATTCCAGCCGGGACTACTCTATCTGTAGTGGCGCCTACCTATGTAGATTTTTATGTCACATTGACTATTGTTGCAAAACCTTCGTATAAAAACAGCGAAGTTTCAAGAAACATTAGAGCAGCATTTATTAACGCTGGAGGACTTTTTGCGTACGAATCTGTTGAGTTTGGACAAGCGGTTGCTTACTCTGCAGTAATTGCAAAAGCTCAGGGCATAGACGGAGTTTTATCCGTAGGAGTTACAAAATTTAACACTGACAATACCTCCTCTGTATCTACAGCAGGAGTTTCTCTGCCAGCCGGCAGTATTCCAGTTTTGCAAACAGCTAACTTGGTAATCAACGTCACTGGTGGTTTGTCATGACAATCAGAGTAACCTGTTAGAAAATAACCTAAACCCAATAGATAGGTAGAGAAATGGCCGCCCAGTACCCCACCTCGGTTAGAACGTTTACCAACAAAGTAGACCTTGTTGACACTGTCTTTGCTGACCACGTAAATGTGTTGCAAGACGAGGTCCGAGCTTTAGAAGTAAGTTTTGGAAACTTAATTCTGTCTTCTACCTATACCGGTACTTTTACTCAAACTACGGCTTGGTCTACTGTAGGCGCTAGATTGGCAAATATAGAAGCTGGCCTAGTAAGCGGAGTTGTTGGATCACCGTATTTTTTAAAAACAGGTGGAACTATTTCTCCAGTTTCTGGGGCAGTAGGGTTAACTTTAAACACAACAGCCGGTACTGCAAACCTTTTTGAAACAAAAAATGCCGCAAATACCCTTCGTTTTAACGTAAACTTTGACGGAATTCCAAAAGTAGGTACTGCAAACGTACTTTATGTTGGAAGCACAGAATATAATACGCTTAATACAACCGCAACAACAGCAAATACAACAGCTCAAGGAAATCCATTTAACCCATTCTTACTTGCAGGAATGTAATCGACTCATAGGGGCAACAACACATGGCTAAATACGGGTTCGGTACCTACGGTATCCCCAAGTATGGTGAAGTAGACTCAAACCGCCTCTACTACTCCTCTGGAATTTTTGGGTGGTCATATGATTACCAATCTATTTCTTTAACTTGGAAATCAATTCTTAGTGACCCAGAACAAGCTCCTTACGTACCTATAGCCTGGCGTTTAGTAAGAAGCTACAGTGGCGTTCCAGATAACCCATATGTTGGAGACGTACTTGATTCTGGAGACCTTCCGTCTGATTTTAGACTTAGCTATCTTGACACTGACTCTCAGCTCCTTGAAAACCATGAAGTTACTTATACTATTTGGGTTTTTACTGCATCTGTAGATGGAGCTGGAGTTGTTAATTCTTATGATCTTAGTAAATGGATTAACTGTGGAAGTACAACAGTAAACACTGTTGCACAAACTACAACCGCAGAGTACTTTAAACGTTGGCTACCCGCTGCGTGGTTAAATGAAACCGTAGGTACCGGAGACGCTGTTGGAGAGTCTGAGGACACAGAGTTAAGTAGGGTAATTGACGCCTATAGCTTTGCTTACGATAAACTAAAAGTTCAAGCTACTTTGTTGCAAACATACGCTGATTCAAAAAATATTCCGTCAATATTGTTAAAAAATAAAATTACCGACCTAGGATTTTTGTATGAACCTTCTTTAGGAGACACATACCACAGGTCTTTGTACAGAACAGGTAACCTAATCAATGCTGTGAAAGGCACTACAGCAGGCATTACTACTTATGCAACAGCATTAACTCACTGGGGAACCTCTGTAACTATTGGTAAAAACTTAATGCTTGACTATAATGATTCTTCTTTTGAGGAGTCTGTTGGTCGTTGGAAAAACAATGTTAGGTCTTCCGTAGATACAACGGGAGCGTACAACTCTGCCACTAAACACGTAGGTTGGACATTGACACAACAAAAATACTCTACTTCTTTAGCTGATCTTGGCGTAGCAATTACACCCCCAACACAAAATGTTTACGACACCGCATACCCACCTAAATCTTCTGGATTTATGCGTTTAAAACGTGGCGCAACCTCTACTAACGGTAGCCAGTCTCTAACGCTATGCGGGTGGTGGTCTGATTTATCCCCAACTCTATACGGTATTCCTGTTGATCCTACAAAAGACTACACGTTTAGTGGTTGGGTTAGGTCTACCGCCGCTAGAACATCTACTATTGCAAACTACCCAAATTTGTTAGTAAACGTAATCTATTTTGATAAAACAGGTACACGGTTAGGCTACTGCCCTCTTGGTGGCGAAATTCAAAACATAACAAATAGTTGGGCATATTTTTCTGTAAATGCTCCAAGCGGTATTCAAGAAGATGTTATTCCAGCTGCCACAGCTTATTTTGGTTTAGAGATGCACATACAGGGCGCCATAATTAACGACGAATTTCTTTTTGACATGCTGCAAGTTGCAGAAAAAACAGGTAACTATGTGTACGAAGATGCAAGACTTATTAACGTAAATATTGAAGCTGACGTAGAAAATTACATTTTAAACCCTAGCTTTGACTCAGGAACAAGCTGGTGGCAGGCATACAACGCTGATTTAGTGCAAGATTTTAACCCTCCGTCAACAGCTAAAATCTTTGGAACAGCCGTAGCAAAAGTAACAGCGCTTTCAACAGACACCGCTGCTTTAATTTCTGATTGGCAAACAGTTGAATCAGGAACACCTTACACCGTAGGTTTCTATGTAAGCGGGCCTGTTGGAAGAACAGCAATTGTTAGACTTGAGTATTCTTCTAAACAATCTTATGAAGATCAAATACAAATTTTATCGGATGTAGACGGGTCTTATTACCCTACAGACGCCTACTATGTAGATAGCGCCCCGTTAACTTTAACCGCAACAGCTCAACGTGCGTCTGTTTACGCTACCTCTCCCGTCCAAGGAGAGGACTACAGCAATCCTTTAGTTAAATCTTCGGTTTACTTCCCAAACGCTCAAGAGGGAGACGTGTTTTACGTAGATTCTGTAATGATGGTAGAAACTCCAGTTATAAAAGACTATTTCCAAGGAAACGGTGGGCCAGTCCCATCTAACCCGAATACTGGAGTGTTTTATCCAACAACAGACTGTACTTGGGATAAAAGACCACAGCTAAACATGGTTACAAACTCTTCTTTTGACGACACTACTAAATGGACCGCCGCCTCAGGAACTACCTTAACCTCTACAACTTCTACACCGTTATTTGGAACAAAACGAGGAAACGTGTCGGCAACCGGTGGTGGAGAAATCTCTACAGTTGTTTACTATCCAAACGGTGCTTGCATTGGTGGAGAAGATGTGGTTGTTTCGGCATACGTTAAAAATGTAGCGGGAACATACTCAATAAGTACTAATGGTCAAACAGTAAACACTTTTAAAATTTCTTCTGCCAATGCTTCTTCTTGGACAAGACTACACGTCAACAGAGTTGCAGAAATTGGAGAAACAAACTTTACAATTACAGTTTCTCTTTCTGACGCAGGGTCTGGTACAAAAGTTTTTCATATTGACGGTGTACAGGCAGAGTTTGGACGGGTCGCAACTCCATTTATTGACCCAGCAGTTAGCACTACCGTAGTTTCTACAAACCCTGCACAAGCGGGAGAGACAGTGTCTTCTGCGTATTCTTACATGGTAGACGCGGGGTACAGCTTCTATGGAACAAGATACGCTGAAAAATACCAACGTTTGGCTTCGTCACTAAACTTAGTAACTCCTCTAGGCTCAAGTTGGGCAATTATAACCCACCCGTCAAAGGTAGAGTTAAACGAAATTACTGGAACTTTGCTACCGTCTCCTTCTTTTGAACTTAACTTAGACGGTTGGAATGGCGTAGCATCTAACCTTAAACGATCTCTTTCTAGAGGAACTATCTTTGATGAAATCCTAACTCAAGGTGCTTCCTTTTGTAAGGTTACATCTACAGCAGCAACCAGCTTTGGAATTATTACCGACCTTATAGATATTGAACCGGTAACGGGATATTACACATCAATTGCAATCAAACCAGAAAATGAAGACGCATACGGAAAGTACACCCTTAAACTTAAATGGTACGCAGAAAGCCAAGGATTTTTAAGAGAAAAAATTTCTGAGCTCAACATTAATAGACATGACCGATGGGCTTACCTAGATATTGTTGCTCCAGGGTCTAGAGCTATTGCAGTAGAAAAAGCTCAAGTAGTAGGAAACTACGTTACGTTAACTACCACTGGAGAGCATAAATTTACCGTCGGGGAAGAATTAACGGTAACCGTAAACGAATTCCCTACTTTGTCTGGAAACACAACTATTGAAGCGCTTACGCCAACTACGTTTTCATTTACTAAAGCCTCAACAAACATTGCTGAAACTACTGTTGCTGGAGCTGCAAGGTTCTCTAATACAGGCGTTTCTTACGCTAAAATTGAAGTTGTGTGCGAGCCTACTAACGCTGGAATTGGCCGCACCTTCCACCTTGACAAGGTAATTTTTAAAGAGTAGGTTCTCACCATGACTGAACTACTTGTAGCAGCTTGGGCAGTGGCTTGCATATTAACCGCCATAGAGGAACTATTAATATCCTTAGGAAAATGGAGAGGCTTACTGGCCCTCTCTATGAGCACAGTAGCTTGCTTAGTTTTACGCCCAATGGGGTGGGATCAGATCTTTTACGTATTGGCTGCGTCTTTTGTAAGCCTTACCTCATCTGTCATAGTTGAAAACTTGGTGACCGGTACCCCTGAGCGGGTAACTCGCGGGTTGCCAAGAAGGGTTCCTCCCCTATAGAGTCTGTCCTCCAAGAAGGAGGAACTATGAAGTCAGACACCGATCCACGATTATCTTTACGAGCCCGAGGACTTTACAGATTTTTTGTTGAAGTTGGGCGAGTTATACCAGCACAAGAATTAGCAGACTCTGCTGCAGTCCCTGAGGGATTGCACTCTATTGAGTCTGCCATGAAAGAGTTAAAAACCTTTCATTATATAAAGTCAGTAAAGTATCAGGCCAAGGGAACTACGCAATGGCGTACTCTTTTAAAGTTTACTGATGAGACTTTAAACCTATATGTACCTGAATTTGCCGACAAGCGAATTTCGCCTGTCCTGTCTACTGTTAGTACTAATAGCTATAGTGATATGTCTAGTAGCTCAAATATAGATACAGTTACTAACGTAACTGTATCTATAGGGGCTGCGCCCCAAAAAGGAAAGGGAGTTATTGAAATGGCATGGCCAGGACTAGAAGAAAACACAACCCCGGAAAAACCAAAGCGCAAGATGGTTTTAGAAACTGACGATGATTCTGGCGCCATTGGCAAAGTTAGCTCTTTAAAAGTTGGAGGGGCTAGGCCAAAGAAAACCAAGGTTGAGTCGGTTGCTAAAAATAGGATCAACACTCCTGAAGAAGACTGGAGCACTAATGATCTTTGCGCCGAGTTTTATGATCTGTTGATTAGCGTAAATAACGGTGCCCCAAACCAGATGAACGCAAAGCATTTGGCAACTTGGATTAACAAACGAGTTGGAGAGGGGGTTGAAAGGAATTCTATTCTCAAAGGTATACGAATGTTTTTCAACGACCCTAGACAATTCCACGATATAGGTATAGGTTTGCCGATCTACCAACGGTTTATGCGGTATTACGGAACTGTTCACGGAACCGTGAGCCAAGTTGCGGAGTCCCCAAGGTTGGACGAAGATACTCTTGCTCATCAAAAGAAGTTACTTAAGTTATTGGAGGGGTGATGTACAACATTGCAGAGTTGCCTGGAACCGTACGGGCACAGATCAACGCGGCTAACCTCCCAATGAAAACCATTGGGTGGGAGTTTTCTGATATTGAGCCTTCCGAAGCCCTTGACACAGTCAAGATGTGGGTTGAGATGGTTAAGTCCGGGAAGATCATCCAAGCCGCTGGAAACCCAAATTGCGGGCGTGGATTGCTCTTGGTAGGTGAACCAGGTCACGGCAAGACTACTCTCGCGTCTACGGCCCTTCAGGAGCTTATTAGGGGTATGTCTAGGGAGTCCTGGGGCACGCCAGATTCCAACCCAAAGCGACCAGCCATGTTTATGGACTATCCCAAGCTTCTTAGGGTTCAGAAGACTCAGTGGTCAGACTTTGACGACAGTGTTGAAACTATGATCAATGGGATCTACGGAGAGGGTTCCAAGGAACATAACGTTCGAACATTTGTTCTAGACGATTTAGGCAAGGAATACAGCACTTCTGCCAAATGGGCAGAAAATACATTTGATGCTTTACTACGTTCTAGGTTTAACGCTGGATTTCCAACTATCGTTACGACCAACGTACCGTTACAAAAATGGAGTGGCGTATATGGCGAAGCTATGGGTAGTTTTGCATATGAAGCTTTCATTCCAATTGACATAATAGCTAAAGGAGATCGACGTAGATGAGGACCTCAATGAGTTACTGGCAAGTTACACAGTTTTTTCTATCTGAAACTGGCGTGCATGAAGTAGAGATTAATGTTTCTTCTTCAAAGCTTCGTTGTAATTGCGATGGCTTTGGAAAGCGTACTTCTTGTAAACACATCCGATACGTCCGTACTCGCATGGATGATAACGATGGTGTTTATCCAACTGAAATCTCAAACAAAGCTTCAAAGCTAGACGCGGCTATGGCTAGCAAAGATCCTAAAGCTTTTAGACAGTTGTTAGTTGACTACGGAAAAATCGAAGTACTTTAGCTATGAAGGGGGGCGATATTTCAAATGAAATCCCTCTTAGAGTTGCGGTTGCCTTAGATTGTATTCTTGATAGGAGACCGGTATCTAAAAAAGTTTTAGGGATACCTGTTTTTAGTGAAGAGTCTACTTACAATCGACAATCGCTTTCTATGTTTTGGAGATTTGCAGAAAAGTATGGGTACCGTTTAGAGTTAGTTGGGTTTGGTTACACACAAAAAGAGATGGACGAGGTTCTAGAAGACCTTGACAATCTTGGGACTAATCCGTTTAACTATGCCCTTGCTTATCCAGTAGTTGCAGATTTGATTGCAGAACTTCCTTATAGGCCAGAACTCAAAGGAGTTGTGGATATACCGTCAAGAGCTTTAAGATATGGCAGCAAGTTTATAGATGTGGGGAGAGGGTAATGGCAGCAGACAACGAGGTGCGGTTACTCTCACGTGCCATAAGAACTCGTGACATTACTCCGCTTTTAGAAAGCGGTGTAGGTGACGACTGGTTTTTTGTTGACGAGAACAAGCAAGTATGGCGATTCCTTCGTCAACACTGGACTAAGTATCAGGAAGTCCCTACAGCCGTAACGGTTCTAGACAACTTTCCTACATACCGTTTGTTAGCGGTGGATGACACCCTTGAATACTTAGTAGATCAGCTTGTTGAGTATCGTAAACGTCAGCATGCAATTACGGTTGTACAAGATGCTTCTGAAGCTATTGCTAGCGGGGATCACAACGGGGCTATTGCAGTTCTTAGCCAAGGTGTTGCAAAGTTACTAGACGAGGGCGTTCGTGAGTCGGGAGACATCGATCTTACAGTTGACGCTACAAAGCGTTTTGAGGACTACACCAATATTAAGACTCGTCCTAACGGGTTGATTGGTTTTGCGACCGGATTTAAAACTATTGACGAAGCAACTGCAGGATTGCAGCCAGGTCAACTTGTGACAATTATTGCACCACCTAAAACAGGTAAGTCAGTACTTGCGATGCAGATGGCCGTCAATGTTCATAGGGACGGTTTTGTCCCAATGTTCCAATCTTTTGAGATGACCAACCTTGAGCAGCAGCAGCGACACGATGCAATGCGTGCACGTATTTCCCACTCCCGGCTCATTCGCGGGGGCCTAAACGCTGCTGAAGAAACGCGTTACATGGACGAGCTTAAAGCTATGGAAGCCATGCATCGTTTTTACTTAACTGATTCTGTATCTGCAATGACTGTTACTGGTCTTGCTGCAAAGATTGACAAGATCAGGCCTGACATTGCATTTGTAGATGGCGTCTATTTGATGACAGACGAAGTAACGGGGGAGTCCAACAGCCCTCAAGCACTTACTAACATCACTCGAAACCTTAAGCACTTAGCAATGTCAAAGAAGATTCCTATTGTTATCTCTACTCAAGTTTTGCTATGGAAGATGAAGAAGCGCCAAGTATCGGCTGATGCTATTGGTTACTCGTCTTCTTTCTATCAAGACTCTGATGTAATCCTTGGGTTACAGAAGCAAGATGAAGAAGACGATACTTCCCGTGAACTACGTATTGTTGCAAGCCGTAACTGCGGACCGGCTACAAGTGATCTGCTATGGGACTGGGAAGAAGGGAAGTTTGAAGAGTATGGATCTTTATTTGGGATCAGCACCATTTGATGGGACTCAAGCATGTTTAAAGATTGATCCAGAATGGTTCTTTCCAGAAGACTACGACGACAAGTTCCACGTGCTTGTGGCTAAGAGCGCATGTAAAAGCTGTCCGTTGAATACTGCTTGCCTGGAGTATGCTATGTCGGACAGTAGTTTGGATGGTGTTTGGGGTGGCACAACACCTAAGGAACGCAGCAATATGCGCCGTAGAAAGAGGGCAAGATGAGTTTAGACTTAAGAGATAAAGATGCCCCTATAGAGGTCTGTATTTGCGGGTCTTTATTGTGGAAGGTTCAAGCAATGTTTGAAGAGGGAGAGATCTCTCTTTATATGCTAGACATGGAGTGTGCTTTATGTGGCGCACTTGCTACCGCACCGACACCAATTGACTACAGGGAGACTCGAAATGGGTAAAAAAAATAAAGAGGCAGACTTACGGGCACACGGCTATATGACTCCGGGCGAGTTTGTAGACGCTTTAGTTCCAGGGCTTAAGGAGTATTTAAAGCATAATTGGGGATCTAAACCTGATGAGCTTTACCATCCAGAAGATTTGTTTTCTAACGCAGAGATTTATCTTGAGGTTGCTAGGCATATAGCCGGTGATTTTATAGTCGGAGCAAAAGGAAAGTAAATGTATCGTGAGGGCGATGTACAGCAGGCCCTGCTGCGTCTCGGCGTTCTAACAGAACCTCGTAACCGAGAGCTGCAGGGTTACTGCCCTATGCACTTAGAGCGTGTGGGTAGGGAAGACCACAACCCTTCCTGGTCAATGAACTCAGAGACCGGAGTTCATCACTGTTTTTCTTGTGGTTACAAGGGGACTTTGTTAACTCTTGTCGCAGAAGTACAGGAGATGAAAACTTCTTGGGGTCGTCTTGATTTAGAGGCTGCTAAAGAGTGGCTTCGTGCAAACGTTGAGGTTGACTTTGAACAGCTAAGCAAACAGCTTGAAGAGATGCGTGAGTCTTACGTTTCTCTTGCTAGACCTGTAGAGATGAGTGAGGCTCGCCTTGCCGTATTTGATGAAGTTCCTGATTGGGCTTTACAAGCTAGAGGTCTAACAAAGGAAGCTTGCTGGGCCTACGGAGTTATGTGGGATCGTCGTCAAGAAGCTTGGATTACTCCAATCAGAAGTGCTGAAACTGACAAGCTTCTAGGTTGGCAGGAAAAGGGACAGAGTAATAGGGTCTTTAGAAACCGTCCAACAGGTGTAAAGAAATCTACAACTTTGTTTGGGTTGGATGCTTGGCTAGGTGGAACTATGCTCGTAGTTGAGTCTCCACTAGACGCCGTAAAATTAGCTGCTCTAAAGTTGAGTCAGGGCGTATCAACTTTTGGCGCTTCTGTAAGCGCTGAACAAGTGGACTTGTTTAGGAAAGCAGATAAGCTTATCTTTGCTTTTGATAACCCCAGCATTGATCCTGCCGGAGAGAAGGCGTCAAAAGAAATGTTTGGTTTAACAAAAGAGCTAGGATTAGAGTGCTGGTTCTTTAACTACGGATCTACCGGCCTAAAAGATATAGGAGACATGTCTCGTGAGCAGATTGAGTACGGCATCACAAAAGCTAAGCACTGCGTATTTGGCGAAAAAGCCATCTACGGAGACTGAGGCTGAACTGCGTGCTCGTATTATCAACGAGATTGCTCACGTAAGTGAGTACTACCGAGGCGGAAGCCCTAAGTCAGCCACTGCTATACTTGTAGAGGTAATGGCTATCATAAGGGGTAATGCGTGACGTTTACAGGAACTCTTCTTCCTTATCAGCCAGAAGCGGTAAACGCTATGTGCGAACGTGGGAAGATGCTTGTTGCTTACGATCTTGGTTTGGGAAAAACAGTTTTGACTATTGCTGCCATTGAACAGCTTATGGATGAAGAAAAGATACAAGAGCCAGGTATAATTATTTGCTTATCCAGTTTAAAGTATCAATGGGCAGAGCAGATTAGGAAGTTTACCGATGGATCTTCAACACCTCTGGTTATTGATGGAACGCCGAAACAAAGAGCTGCTCAATACGCAGAGGCCTTCGACTGGGGTCATTCACTGGTGGACTACGTTATTCTCAACTACGAGCAAGTTGTTAACGACTGGGAGTATGTACGACAGCTCCCGTCAGGATTTATCGTGTGTGACGAAGCAACAGCTATTAAAAGTTTCCGATCCAAACGATCTAAATACGTAAAAAAACTTAAAAGCAATTACAAGTTTGCTCTTACTGGCACTCCTGTTGAAAATGGTAAGCCGGAAGAATTATTTTCAATTATGCAGTTTGTAGATTCTAAAGTACTTGGTCGTTTTGATCTTTTTGACTCTACGTTTATTGTTCGTAATCGTTTTGGTGGGGTAGAGCGATACAGAAATTTACCTGTTTTGAACAAAACACTAAGTGGTGCGTGTGTACGCAAACGGCAAACAGATGCAGACGTAGCACCTTATCTTCCAGAAACAATTTTTGCACAACCTATTTTGGTAGAGTTCGATTCAGCAGGGGCTAAACTATACAAGTCTATTGCTAACGAAATTCTTACTGATTTAGATGAGGCAATGGAGTCTTATGGGGCATCTTTTGACATCTTTTCACACTATGGTCAAGCAGATCAATGGGACGGCGCAGACGCGCTTCGCGGCAAAATTATGTCAAAGCTTACTGCTTTACGAATGTTGTGCGACAATCCCGAGCTCCTTCAGCATTCTGTAACTACTTCTGGATACGTTGAGGAACTGTCTACTTCAGGACGCCTTGATAAAGTAAACAAGGCGCCTAAACTTTCTGCTCTTAAAGAGTATGTCAATAATTTTTTAGAATCGGATGATCGAAACAAAGTAGTTATTTTTACTAGTTATGTCCACATGGTAGACATGATTAGAGAAGCGTTAGATTATGAAAGCCGTCCGTATACAGGAGTAATGAATGCTAAAGAAAAAGAAGAATCAAAAGTCGCCTTCCAAACCAAGGAAGAAATTCGTATCCTTGTCAGCTCTGATGCTGGGGGTTATGGTGTTGATCTACCTCAAGCTAACCTTCTTATTAACTATGATCTCCCGTGGAACGCAGGACTCGCACTTCAACGTAATGGACGAATCAGAAGAGCATCCAGCACATGGCCCTCAATTGTGATTCAAGACTTCCTTATGGAGGGCTCAATTGAAGAACGTCAACACTTGATGTTGGTGCAAAAAATGGCGGTAGCTAACGCGGTTATCGACGGAGAAGGCATTAATGACCAAGGTGGGGTAGAAATGAATGCGGGTACACTTAGGGCTTTCTTACAGAATATTACGGTTTAAACTAGTCAAATGCCTAACGCACCTAAGACTCCGACACGTACGATCCGTGTCTCTGCAGACCTTTGGGCTGCCGTTAAAGAAAAGGCCGCCATTGAGGGCCGTACCGTTACAGACGTCATTATTGAGGCGCTGAAGGCATACGTCTCGGAATAATTTCCGAGGTAAACTTGTTACACCCTTGCTCGCCCAAATTGGGGGGCATTTTTAGTTATATCGTCTAAGGAGATATATCATGGCATCAGGCTATCCAAATTCACAACACTGGCCACATAAGGAAGTATCTATTCCTAAACCAGTAACAATTAACTCTCTCTTTCCCAACATTAACCGTTGGGCCATTGGTTTTGACCCAATGTTTGAGACCTTAAAGGCAATCTCATCAGAGGCTAAGTCTTCCACCTACCCTCCGTACAACGTACGCAAGGTAGACGACCAGCACATCCTAGAGCTGGCTGTAGCCGGCTTTGCCAAGGAAGACATCACAATCACCGTTAAAGAACTCTCATTGACCGTAGAAGGCCGTCTTCCGGACTCCGACGGAGACTATGTACATAAAGGCATTGCTGGTCGTGAATTTTCACAGAACTTTGCTCTAGCTGAGTACGTAGTTGTCAAGGGGGCTGAACTTAAGGATGGCTTGCTTCGAATTACTTTGGAGCAAGAACTACCTGAGGAAAAGAAACCTAAGGTTATCGAGATCGCCTAGTTTGCATTTTGTCGGTGGGGTGGTATAGGCTGTTTCTAAAGGAGGCAACATGCCAAACATCATCCCACCGGACAAAAAGCCGGAAACATCAGTACTAAGTAAGGTGCGACAGTTTGTTACTATCAAACGTCAAATTGAAGATTTAACTAAAGAACAAACTCAACTTAAAACATATCTTTCTAACCTTGTAGACACAGAGGGTGAAGAAGATGACAAGGGCCATCTCTGGTATCCACTAGAGCAAGAAGTAGATGGCTATCGTTCTCTTCAACGTCAACGCAAAGTTTCTCAAAGTTTAGATGCAGCAGAAGCCACTAGAATTCTTAAAGAAAAGGGTTTAGCAGATCGTTGCTACTCTATGCAGCCAGTACTTAACGAAGACGAAGTAATGGCTTGTCTTTACGAAGGTTTGTTGACTGAAGAAGATGTTGATACTATGTTCCCTAAGAAAATTATCTGGGCGTTTCTCCCATCTAAATCGTAAAGGTAGATATGAACGACGAAGTTGACAAACTGTTTAAGAGCCTGGATGATTACTACCCAGGTTCTAAACGCAAACGTCGTGAACCAGATCCAAATGCAAAACCACGTAAAGTTTCTACACCAGAAGCTTGGGACTCTGAACCACAAGTGAAGACTCTCCCAAACGGTAAGGTGCTAGAATTGTTTAGCGCAGGGGCTATGTCTCTAGCGTTAAACAGACCGTTAGTTACTTTGAGGCTTTGGGAACGAAAAGGTTATATACCACGTGCACCCTATCGCTTAAAGTCAATGATGGTAAATGGTGTAAAGAAGCCCGGATGGCGGATGTACAGCAGAACTATCGTCGAAGCAACTATAGAGAGCTTTCAGTTGCGGGGACTTCTTGAAGCCCCTAGAATTGATTGGAATCGACATCCTGATCTATCAATTGAATTGATGGAGAAGTGGACTAAGATTCATTCTCAAGAAACAAACTGACCATCAACCAATGATCCACTGACCGAAAGGAGATACCCAAATGGGTATCCGCATTGAAAACACAGAAACACCTAATATCGATTCATACGTAGTTGAAACACCTACATCACAAGATCTTGAACAGATCTTTACCGCTGAAGATGAAACCGAGGCTCCTGCCCGTTCTTCAGTAATTCAAACCGGTTGGGCAGCAGCTAAGAAGGCTGTGGCTAAGTCCAACAAATCCTTCGCAACTGATTTCCGTTTTGACGAAGATGTCCAGCTAATTAAGTTTATTGGTAATGAGCCAATGAGCTTTATGCAGCACTGGGTTAATCGTCCAGGCAAGAAATCATTTATTAGCATTGGTGAGGGCGACCCACTTATTGCTGTAGGTAGTAAGCCAGATCAAAAGTTTGCTTTTACTGTGCTTAACCTCTCTGACGAAGATCCACAACTTCAACTTATGGTTGTAGGAGTTCGTCTATGTGGACAGCTTGAGAAGCTGGATTCTGATAAGAAGACCGGACCACTCAATCGTTCAGACATTTACTGGGCGGTAAGCAAGTCCGGTACAGGTACAAAAACTTCATACTCGATCACTCCCGTAAAAGAGCGTGATCTTGCTGAGGACTGGGGTATCGACCCTGTTGCAGCTGCAGAGCTAATTAAAACAATGAAGCCTCTTGGACAAGAAGCACTTCACACTTCTACCAAGGCTGAACTTGCAGAAATTGCTCGAGAAATCGCAGCAGCTAACTAAACCCAAACTTGTGCTGAGGGCTCCCCTCTTGGTGTCTCCTTTCTCTAGGAGCCCTCAGCGCATTACCTCAGGAGCGCAAATGAATATTATTACGACCGTAGAACAACTTGACGAACTACTTGATGCTTATAGCAAGGTAGATTCTTTTTGCTTTGACGTAGAAACTGTTGGCGATCATCGAGGTGACCCACGTCAAAATATTGTTACTTGGATTGCTATGTCTACTTACGACCGTGTAGACGTTATACCTATGGGACATCCAAACGGAGAATACTTGCGTACTGAGTACCCGCTACTCCCCTCTGCTGTTGCTCGCGTTGCAAAGGGTTTAGAGTTAAGGGATTCTGATTACAGTAAGGATGAGCGTAAATCTACTCGTATTTTTGGCCCTGCTCCTGAACAGCTAACTGCTGGAGAAGTGTTTAAAGCTCTTAAGCCTTTATTTAATAGCAATAAGGTAAAGATCGGTCATAACCTTAAGTTTGATTTACAAAGCGTTTCTAAGTACCTTAATGGACTTCCAGCACAGCCTTACGCATGCACTTTAAATGCTTCTTTTATTATTGATACCCAGAACCGCAATAGTCTAGGTTTAGACGATTGTCTAGAACGTGAGTTTGGGTACCACATGGTTAAAGGTGTAGGTAAAGAGGTTGAAAAGTACAGTTTTGAAGAGGTAGCTACTTACGCTGCACTAGATGCTGAATGGACGTGGAAGTTGTGGGTAAAGCTTTCAAACCAATTGGACATTGATGGTTTGCGTGGAATTTTTAATCTTGAGATGGACGTGTTAGAAGTTATCTGTCGCATGGAGCTTCGAGGTGCAGATATTGACGTTGATGAATTAGCAAAGCTTAAAGCTAACCTTGAAATTCAGCTAGAGACTACTAAAGCAACCATTTACCGTCTTGCCGGCAAAGCTTTTAACATTAATAGCGTTCCTGAAAAGCAAAAGTTGTTGTTCTCCCTCAAGAAAGATGGAGGAAGGGGTTTGAAACCTAAAGTTCTTACCCCTGCAGGGCAGAAGCGGGCCGACGAGGGTAAGCCCGCTTCTGTTTCTGATTTCTCTGTATCTGAGCCTGCTCTTCAAGGATTAGCTGGTAAAGATCCACTTGTTGACGCTCTTATTGAATACTCTGACCTTAATAAGTTATTAACTACTTACGTAATTCCTTATTTAGGTGGGGACATTACTCGCACATTAGCTGGCAAGTCTAAAGTAACTGCAAAGAAAAGTTTAATGTTAAAAGGCCGAATTCACACTGACTTTGTTCAGTATGGTGCGGAGACCGGCCGGTTCTCGAGCCGTAATCCGAATTTGCAGAACGTGCCGGCTCCGCACACACCTAATGGTAAGGCTATTCGTAATCTTTTTGTTGCTCCAGAAGGATATTCTTTAGTAGTAGCGGATTATTCTCAGATTGAGCCTCGTGTAATTGCGTCGTTTAGCCAAGACAGGATTATGTGCGGTGCTTACTTAAATGGTGAGGACATTTACACAACTATTGGAAACACCATGGGAGTTGATCGCAAAGCTGGTAAAGTATTAGTTTTGTCATTAGCGTACGGCGTTGGTCCGGATAAAATTTCTTCTTCTATTGGCTGTACTTTGGCTGAGGCACGAGATCTTTTAGACGAGTTCGTAGCTAAATTTCCATCCGTTGCTAGATACAAGCGCCAAGTAGTAAGCGAAAGCCGTAGGCAGGCACCAGTGCCTTTTGCTAGCACCCTGTTAAAGCGTCGTCGTTACTTGCCAGATCTTCGTTCTAACGAGATTTGGAAGCGTTCTAGGGCAGAACGTCAGGCTTTTAATACGGTGATCCAGGGGTCGGCAGCCGACCTCATTAAGCTTGCTATGATTAGGGCTAACAAGATGATCCCAGACGGGGCAAATCTTATCCTTACAGTGCACGATGAGTTGGTAACGGTTACTCCTACAGAGTTAGCAGAAGAAACCGCAGAACAAATTCGTTTAGCAATGGAAGGTATTAAAGCACTAGACGTTCCGCTACTAGCGGATATAACTACTGTAAAGCGGTGGGGAGAGGCAAAATGAAGTTCTTACGACGTAAGAAGTCTAAAAAAGTACGAATTACGCAGGTGCCTCTTAGTGTACTTATGCGAGAAATCGTTTATGACTCCATGTTAACTCCTACAGAGGATATTGCAAACCTTATGGGTTTGCCAACTATTTCAGAAGAAGTAGCTCTTATGGAAGAGCAGGCTAGTCAAGATCGACTTTCTAATATTGCTGCTCTTTTGCCGTTTATTGACGCACACGCAGATATTACAGCCAAAATTGCTACGTCTGCATACTTGTTAGACGACGATACGGACGAAGAAATTTCACAAGAACACTTAGATCAACTTACTACTCTGTTTAGAATGGTTTCGTTAGCTTCAGCAGTTTCTTGTGTTTCAACTTTAGTAAACATTGGACTAGTAGAATCAAGGGTAGAGAACAATGGCGAATAACAATTGGTGGGCTAACAAACTTGGCACGCAAGCGCCTACACAGAACACTCCTCCAACATCTCCGTTACCTAATAACATTTACACCCCGCCACAGCAAGCTCCTAATGTAAGGGTTTCTTACGACGCACAGCAAGATCAGCTAGTTACTAAGGCGCAAAGTTCTAGAGACAATGAGCGTTGCCCAGGGTGCATGTCGGTTAACTATATGGCCCCAGTTGGCACTCAACGCAAACGTTGCTATGATTGCGGCTATCCAATTGTTCAAGCTGGGACAGGTGTTGGTGGTACCGGACAAGGTGGCGCACCAATTGCAGCTAAGCAGCCGTCACAAGGCGGAGGATTTCAACCAACCGTAATTGTAGATAGGATTAACTAATGGTACTTAGCGCAGAAGCTTTGAAGATTGCTGCAGGAATTAATAAGAAGCTGGGGGCTAACACTGTTGTGTTAGCGGGTGATACTCATATACCTAACCGAATTACTTCTGGCTCTCTTACTCTTGACGTGGTCCTTGGCGGAGGTTGGCCAATGAACCGTTGGGTAGAGCTTATGGGAGAGGCTTCTCATGGAAAGACTGCAATTGCTCTTAAAACGATTGCAGCAAATCAAAAACTTAACCCGGACTTTACAGCTGTATGGATTGCAGCAGAAGACTTTGATTCTAAGTATGCAGAGTTTTGTGGGGTAGATACCAGCCGGGTATTACTTGTAGAAACTAACAGTATGGAGGATGCATTTGACTCGGTTATCCAATTTATGGAAAGCAAAGCTGTTGACATGGTTGTTATTGATTCTCTCCCCGCTCTCGTTCCTTCAGCGGAAGACGA